GGGCAGCATCGCTGAGCGCGTCTGTGCGCCCGGTGGCCACCTACTGGATTCTTCTGATCTGGTCCTTTGTCCATGTTTGGTTTGCCGTGAGCGGCTGGCTATCAGGGTTGCCTGCGGCTGAGGTGTTCAAGGCTGCGATGTCCGCGGACTTTAGTGCGCTTGTCGCTGGAACCCTGAATTACTGGTTCCTTGACCGCACCCTGGCCAAGAGGAATCTGGCGTGAATTTAGACGCGGCGGTGGAGTTATGTCGACACTTCGAGGGTTTTCGGAGCAAGCCGTACCTCTGCCCTGCGAATGTTCCGACGATTGGGTACGGTAGTACCTACTATGCGGACAAGCGCAAGGTTCAGCTTACGGATCCGTCGATCACGGAGCCTGAAGCGCGGCAATTATTGCTGCATGAGTTGATGCATACGTACGCTCCGGGGACAATACGGTTGTGCCCCGGGCTGCTTGTGCTTGGCACGTCAACGGGTGAGTGGGGCCCGCTTAACGCTATCGTTGATTTCTCGTATAACCTTGGTGTGGGAAGGTTGCAGACCAGCACCTTGAGGCGCAAAATCAATAGCCAGGATTGGGAAGGTGCCCGCGAGGAATTGATGAAGTGGACACGAGGCGGGGGGAAGGTTCTCCCCGGGCTTGTACGTCGTCGGCAAGCTGAATGTCGGCTAATACCGTAGGAAGCAAGATGAACGAAAAGCCGGTGTGGGATAAGAAGCGGCCTAAGGGCCTGGGTAAGCCCAAGAGCTTGAGCCCAGCAAAGAAGACAGCGGCCAAGAAGATGGCGGCGGCAGCAGGCCGGCCCTATCCTAATCTTGTCGACAACATGCGTGCTGCTCGTAAGAAGAGCTAATCATGCCGCTGTTACGGCTCTTCCTTAAGCCAGGAATCGACAAGCAGAACACCGAGTATGGTGCGGAGGGCGGCTGGGTCGACGGTGACTACATTCGGTTCCGCTATGGCCTGCCCGAGAAACTCGGCGGCTGGACCAATTTCAATAACGATGAAGCGTATTTCATCGGATACACCAGCGAGGTGTTCACGTGGACCGCGTTGGATGGGTCACCGCGCGCGGCCCTTGGGACCAATAGAAAACTGTATGTGTTTTCTGGCGGAACCTGGGCGGACATCACGCCTATTCGGGCCACCGCCACAGGAGTGACGTTTGACACCAGCAGCGGGCAGTTTGAAGTCACTGTAAACGACCCAGCGCATGGGGCGATTGTCGGGGATTTTGTGACGCTGTCTTCCGTGACAGGGAATCCCGGGGGCATCCCAAACGCAAGCTTACAAAACGAGTTCGAGATTATTGAGGTGGTGGACCTCAATGCGTACAAGATATTGTCTCCTGTGCAGGCTTCCTCTACTGCCTTGGCGGCAGGGACGGCCAACGCCGCATATCAAATCAACATCGGCTCAGACAAGTCATTTATTGACTTTGGATGGGGGGTCGGTGCGTGGAGCGCGTTTGCATGGGGCACTCCTCGCCCTCCTTCTACCGGTCTTCAGTTGTTCCCTCGTATCTGGCAGTTTGATACATACGGGGAAAATCTGATCGTCCAGGCGCTTGACGGGGGCGTCTACGAGTGGAAACCAAGTCTTGGGATTTTGACCAGGGCGACGGTTATCGCAGGAGCACCGACCAAGAGTCGATTTTCACTGGTTTCGACTCCTGACAGGCATCTGGTGTGCTTTGGCACAGAAAGTACTATTGGAACGCCGTCGACGCAGGATCCGATGTATGTCAGGTTCTCCAATCAAGAGGACATCGGCAACTTTGTGGCCACCGCGACGAATAGCGCAGGGGGCCAGCGGCTAACAGACGGAAACACGATTGTCACCGCGGTGCGGTCGCGTGGTCAGATCCTTATCTGGACGGATACGTCGCTGCATGGTCAGCAGTACTTAGGACCCCCGTACACCTTTGGCTTCCAGCAGCTTGGGGCAAATTGCGGCTGTATTGGCCCGCATGCGGCGGCGGACGTAAATGGGGTGTCGTTCTGGATGGGCCGTGATGCGTTTTTCATGTTCGATGGAACGGTGAAAAAGCTGCAGTGTACGGTTCAGGACTATGTCTTTAAGGACATCAATCTGATTCAGGGATACCACGCCCATGTGGGAATTAACGCTCAGTTCAATGAGGTTACGTGGTGGTATTGCTCTGCCGGAAGTGAGTTTATTGACCGCTTCGTTACCTTTAACTACCTAGAGAACGTGTGGTCGACAGGAACCATGGCACGTACGTCATGGACGGACGTGAATACTTTCTTCAAGCCCATCGCCTCTGAATATCACCCTGACAGTACCGCGACCCCCTCCTACGGTGCGACCATCTATGGTCTGACTGAAGGTCGGACACGCGTATACAACCAAGAAGATGGGGTGAATGCGGTAGATCAGCCCATTGAAGCGTACATCGTCTCCGGATATTTTGATATCGGGGACGGGGATAGCATGGTGTTTATGAAGCGGTTTATCCCCGACTTCAAGAACCAGTCTGGGAACCTTACGGTGCGCTTGTTGTTAAGAGCATTCCCTCAGGCTCCTGCCACGCCCAGTTCGTTGGATCCGTATGTGATTACTCCGACCACGCAGAAGGTAGATACTCGGGCGCGTGGTAGGCAGGTTCAGCTTCGTATTGAAAGCGACGAGTTGGACAGCAACTGGCGGTTCGGTACCATGCGAGTTGACATTCAGCCCGATGGCTTGCGATGAGCAAGATCACAAACGTACGTCTGCCAAATGCGATTGCTTCGAGCTACAGCCCTGAGCAATTCAACCAGTTGGTGCGTTCGCTTGAGCAGGTCATTTTCCAGCTTAACAACACGTATTCTCCGGTTGTCACCGAAGACAAAGACTCCGCCTATGCGTGGTACGGAGACGGCGGAGGCTTTATGGACATGAGCGGGATGGCGGTTCCAGTCTCTATTGACGGCACTAACACGGATGCTTTTGGAAGACTCCGTGTCAGTCAGCCCTACACGCTGTTTGACAGTCTGAACCGCTACGCGGCCGACAACCAATTTGATGTGGCCACCACAGGAACCGGGACGACGACCTTCCTGTCTAACGAAGCTGCAATCAAGATGGAAGTAACGGGGGCCGGGGTGGGTTCCGTGATCCGTCAGTCGTACCGCTCGTTTCCGTACCAGCCAGGAAAGGGACTCTTGGTTCTTGCGACGTTCGTCATGGACGGCAGTACAAGCGCTAACCTCACGCAGCAGGTTGGGTACTACAACGCTCAGAACGGTGTTTTCTTAAAGAGGACGGGATCTACGCTGTCCTTTGTGATGCGTTCGTATACGACCGGCACGGCTTCCGATTCGCGGTTCGCGAACCAAGCGGACTGGAATGGGGACAAGCTTAACGGCACGGGGGCCAGTGGGCTGACTTTGGACCTGACAAAGCCGCAGATTTTGTGGATGGACTTTGAGTGGCTCGGTGTCGGCTCTGTCCGTTGTGGGTTCATTATTGATGGCCAGTACATTGTCTGTCATACGTTCCACACGGCTAACGTGTACGGCAGTTCTGTTTACATGACGACGGCTACATTGCCGATGCGGTACGAGATCGTGTCGTCCACCGCTGCGGTTGCAGCCAGCATGAAAGCGATTTGCTGTTCGGTGGTGTCTGAGGGAGGATTTGAGCAGACGTCAATCGACCATGTGGCGCGTCGCACCACAACCCTTGGCACGATCGGCGGCACTTTTTTGCCCTTGGTTTCGATCCGTCTTTCATCCTCCGCGCTTGGAGCGGTTGTTCTGCCAAACCGAGTTCAAGTGCTTCCGACGACGAGCCAGAACTACGAGGTGGCGTTGATCAAAAACCCGACACTTACGGCGGCCTCTTGGGCTGCGGTTCCAACAGATTCAAATGTTGAGTACGACGTCTCGGCCACGGCGACTACCGGTGGGACCATCGTTCAGACCGACTACGTGACGGCCACTGGATCTTCTGGGGTATCCAATACGTCCCTGCCTTCAGCATACAACTTTGACCTGCAACTGGGCGCATCCATCGCAGGTGTCAGCGACGTATATACAGTGGCTATACGTACTGTTTCCGGTGCGACGACTGGAGACGCGGTGGGTTCCTTGTCCTTCTATGATCTGACGCAATAAATGGCTAACAAGTACTTCCGCAAGGTTCTGATCCCGTCTGCCGCCACGGCCACGGATCTCTATGAAGTGCCCGCGGCCAACGCATCAGTTGTACGGTCACTGCGGGTGACCAACGCAGGCGCTGGTGTGGCTTCGATCACTGTCACCCACACGGGGACGGGAACAACGTACTACCTGCAGAAGGATCGATCTCTAACTGTTAACACTACTTTTGACGTCTTCAGCGGGATCCCTTGTGTGCTGGAGGCGGGGGACATGCTGAGGGTCACCTCCAGTATCGCTGGAGTTCATTTTTATTTGTCCTACATGGAAATGGATCGAACCTAACCGGTGGACAAATCTTGCTTCGTTATCGGATAATTTGGCCTGATAACGCGTCCTTTTCCGGCGCGCGGCTCACCCTAGAGCTATTGGCCACCATCGGAAAGGATGATCATGGAAGATGAAGGCATCATGGCGCTTCCTCAGGGGATGCCCATGACCGAGGAGCAGGTTGCTGCACCTCCCGTTGTGACCAGTGCAGATTCTTACGACGCCGCTCAGACGGCGTTGGGCATGGTCAATCCGGATGAGCTTGCTGCGCTTAAAGACGAGCTTCGCATGAGCATGGGAGAACTCCAGTTGTCCCCTGCGGAACTCAACCAGCTTATCGAGATCTTCGAGAACCTGTCTCAGAATCCTGGCGAGTATCCCCGCCTGCGAGAAGAGGTTATCCAGAAGGACATTGTTGACCCTGAGGATCTTCCTGAGCAGTACGATCCCGAGTACCTGGGCATGGTGCTGGTCGTCCTAAACGAACTGAAGATGTCTCAGGTGCAAGGGGCCCAGGCCCCGATGACGTCCGAGCCGCCGGCCATGGGCCCCGAGCCAATGGCCATGGCCAGTGGCGGGCTGGCC